AAAATTTAACAATTTTGTTACAGAAATATAACAGAATTGTTACAAATTTGTTACAAAATATTAACATCTATATGTTATAATAAAATAAAAAATCAACAGTTTATTTACAATTTAGCTGACTAAAAGAGAGGTGAGTCTTAATGGAAACTATTAACACTATCGTAACAGTAATTCAGACAGTTGGTTTTCCCATTGTGTGTTGTGGGGCTATGGCATACTACATAGCTAAGAAGCAGGACAAAATGGAAGAGAGAATTAATGATATGTCTGAAAGGCATAACAAAGAGATGTTAGAGGTAACACAGGCACTTAACAATAACACAATGGTTATAGAGAAGCTTTGTGTTAAAATGGACAGGGAATGAGCATGATTGATGTATTAAGAATACCAAGTACAATAGCAGGTGCAATAGAGGTCATGTGTGGAATACATGGTGTTAATCCGGAAAGAAAAGAATCATTAACTAAATCCGGCTATGATGCTGAAAGAGTACAGGCTTGTGTTGATGAATTTGCAGAAATATGGAACAAATATGGGGGTGATTAGAAATGTCCTCTCCTTATGTCGTAGCCGCTATGTGTGGATGTTTTAAAAGAGAGTCAACCGTAAACCCTGGGATTTGGGAGAGTTTAATTCCGGCAACTTTTGATAGGCAGTATAGATATGACAACATTGGTGGCTTTGGTTTGGGGCAGTGGACTAACGTAGGTACACCACATGGAAGATGTTGGAATTTACATGAGTTTTGTAGAAAAAACGGGTATAAGGACGGTGATGGAAATGGGCAGATAGCTTTTATAATAAAAGAAAATTACTGGATAGGTAATAGTAGTTTAGGTATGACAAGTCTTACAGATTTTCTGAATAGCGGCAGTACTAATTTGCGTGCGTTAACTAGTGATTTTCTTGCTTGTTGGGAAGGTGTCCCCGGGGATGCTTTTGATGAAAGATATGAAGCCGCAAGGGATTTTCTCTCATACATTGATGCTCATAAAAATGACCCTCCTACATCATGGCTATGGGTTAGTGGTAATTACTATCTAGGTTTTCCTTCTCAAGAAATGCACAATAATGTGATGTGTGTTTATAATGCTCTTAAGGGTTATAATTTGGGTAGTGGTACTATAAAGTACGAACCTAGAATGTCTGATGAAGGTATGATTGGGAATCCATGGTACTATGAAAGAAATCCATTTTATCAGAGTGGTTTTGGATTGCCTAATTGTACTTGCTATGCATGGGGGAGACGTGCAGAGATAACCGGAAGTGAACCAAATTTGTGTTTATCAGATGCTAATGAATGGTATGGTTATAATGCACAAAATAAGATTTATCCTTATGGTAGTGTTCCAAAAGTTGGTGCTGTCATTTGTTTTAAATATAAGAATGGTGGTAGCGGTCATGTTGGTGTAGTTGAGGAAGTATTTCAAGACTATTCTATTATAGTATCGAATAGTGCTTATGGTGGGGAGTATTTTTATACTTTAAATTTACAAAAAGAAAATAATTATTCATGGAAGGATGGTGATATAGAAGCAATATGTCAAGGATTTATATATCTACCTAGTGATTTCATAATTCCAAATAGACCACAAATCCCAGACCAAAACATAACTCGTAAGGATAAAAAGCTTTGGTTTTACTTAAAACCTATATGGAAGACATTAAGGTAGTTTAGTCAACTAAATTAAAAAAGAGGTGAAAAAATGGTTAGAAATCTTAATGAACTAATTGAGAGTATAACATCAGCTCTCGGGGAATCCGCAACAAGTGATGTTGGGATATCACTAATAGAGGATGTTACAGACACCATTAACAGTGGTGATGCTGAAAGGGTAAAAACTCTTGAGGAAGATAACCAGAGGTTAAGAAACGCATATATCGAGCGTTTCAAAGGAATTAAAAAAGATGATATTGATGAGCCGGATGATATTGACGAATCGGATGATATTGACGAATCGGATGATATTGATGATTTTTGGGAAAGTGAGGAATAAATAATATGCCAACAATGCCGAGTATTAATAAAACAAAAGTGAATACAGTGAAAATGATGAACGCAATCAGAGCAGGTGCAAATGCTAACTACCAGTCGTTAGTACCTGTTGCAAATGAAGGTAATTCAAGGAGAATTGGAAGTATTCTTGTTAATTCTCCGGTTTTAATGAATGACTGGTTAGGTGCTATCATTAACCGTGTTGCTAAAGTGATTATTACATCTAAGATGTATCGTAACCCATGGGGGTTTATGAAGAAGGGCTACCTTGAGTTCGGAGAAACTGTTGAGGAAATTTTTGTTGATGTCATTGACGGTTTTACATACAATGATAAAGTAGCCGAGGAATATGTTCACAAAATGAGAGATGCAAATGTGAAAGCCGTTTTCCATGTACAGAATTTCAAGGTCTACTACCCTCTCACTATCAAAAATGCGGAACTCAGAAAAGCCTTTCTTTCATGGGCGGGAGTTGAAGATTTAATTGGTCGGATTGTAGAATCTATGTACAAATCGATGCAGTATGATGAATTTAATGTTATGAAATACATGCTTGCAAAAGCTATTGTTTCTGGACATATGCATGTTGAATATGGCATTAACTTTGATACACAGGAAAATTCGAAGAAAGCAATTACAGCTATTAAAGGTGTATCTAATGCACTTGAGTTTATGTCACCGGATTACAACTCAGCAGGTGTGAGAAACTTTGCTACAAAAGAAGACCAGTTCTTAATTTTATCAGCAAAAACGGATGCTGTTAATGATGTTGAGGTATTAGCATCAGCATTCAACATGGGTAAAGTTGAATTTATGGGTCACAGAATGACCATTGATTCATTTGCTAATGTTGATGAAGAGAGATTAACAGTTCTTTTCAGTAATGAAAAAACTGGAGTAAGCACATTTGTTAAATTTACTGAAGCTGAGAAGGCTATTCTTGAGACAATCAATGCAGTAATTGTTGATAGAAACTGGTTTCAGATTTATGAAAACCTTGTACAGTTTGCAGAGAATTTCAACGGAAATAATATTTCATGGAATTACTTCCTTCATTTTTGGGCTACATTTTCATATTCTCCGTTTGCAAATGCTATTGCCTTCACATCATCTGATACTCAGACAATTACTGGTGTCACAGCAGGAATTACTTCAAAGGTTATGACAGAAATGTACACTCAGTTCACAATCAGACCGGAGATTGAAAGTGCAGGACTCATTGCAAAGAATTATTCATTCATTCAGAGCTCAGCAATGGAAGAAAACGGTGTTACTATTACAGAAGAAGGTGTATTAACACTTCCGGCAAATGCGGCAGGTGTTACATTGCAGATGTACGTTGACGGTGATATTTATACAGCATCAGAAACTATTGACGGAACAGCCGAGGTGGGTACAACAACTATCACATTTGCGAAAGGGTGATATATATGGCATATATAAAACCAAACAGCACGGTGCAGTATTTCGGGGACTTAGGTTTGTCCCCGAACTACACCGATACTTTTTATTTTGCTAATAAAACTCAGAGAAACAGTTATTTTGATTCTCTACCTAAAATAGGTGAAGAACAATCCGTTTCTTACGTGGCTAAGGATAATGTTTTTAGGTCGTCTTTGCCGATAAGTGACTTGGTTAAAGTAGGATATATAAGATTTAAAAATACATCATTTGAGAATAAATGGTTTTTTGCTTTTGTAACATCAGTTGATTATCTAAACAATGGTGTTACAGAGGTAGCATTTGAACTCGATATTTTAATGACGTATTTGGGTGACTACACATTGACTGAATGTTATATTGATAGGGAACATAGCGCAACTGATAATGTAGGCGATAACATAATTGAGGAAAATCTTGATACTGGTGAGCTCGTTTATTCCAACAGAAAACCGAGTCCATATATATCCTACGGCGGTTACAGAATATGTATACAAGTAGCAGGTCTTTCAAGTGGAACTCCTTTTCCCGGTCATATGTATGGTGAAATGTATGAAGGCTTAGACATACAGTTTTTTGATACAGCGGAAGAAGCATATAACCTTATTCAACAATACGTTGATGCAGGAAGAGCGGATAGTATCATATCGATTTCTATGTGTCCTAAATATTTTGCTTTTAGAGAACTCTTAAATACACCATTTGCGCGTTATGCAATGGATGAATCTCTTTTATTTGAAGGTTATAAGCCTAAGAATAATAAGTTATATACTTATCCATATTTTTTTATACAACTTGACGACGGGAATGGAAGGTGTAATGAATACAGAGTTGAACTTTTTGACAACAGAGAACCTACATTTTCTTTTTATGGTGTCCATGCTCCTATGACTGAAATATCTTGCGTTCCTCATAATTATAGAGGTGTTGCAGATAACTTTAATGAGAAGCTTACAATAAGCGGATTTCCCATGTGTTCGTGGACTGTTGACACTTATCGTGCATGGCTTGCGCAGAATAAGAACGCACTTGAATATAATGTTGGTTATAGCGGTGATGCAAAAATCTTATCTGATGCCGCTTTTGTTCTTTCGCAGACAGGAAATATAACTGATTTATTTACAAGTGGTGATATTGGAGGTGTTATTAGCGGTATCACTGGCGCAGTAGGGGGAGCGGCTAATTACGGAATAGACATTGCTAAACAGATTGCGGCATTTAAGGATAGACAACTTGTACCAACTACTGCAAAGGGTAATCAGACAATGGACTTGATGCAAGTATATAATGTCAAAGACATATATGTTTCACAGCGTTCATGCCAGTATTCATACGCTAGAATAATTGATAATTATTTTACAATGTTTGGTTATGCAACACACAGAGTTAAAGTCCCAAACACTCATGTACGTTCCAGATTTACTTATACTAAAACCATAGGATGTGTTGTACATGGAGATTTACCGGCAGGTGTAGGTGCTCAGATTGAACATATATTTGATAACGGTATAAGGTTCTGGGCTGATAAGACTAATATTGGTGTATATTCTATTGATAATCCGCCGATTTAGTCAACTAAATTATAAGAGGTGATTTTATGGGAAAAGGTAACAGACACTATGATAGCAACAAAGCAGGTGTCGTAAACATTGACATGACATATGATTACTTTATGTATAGATTGATGAGTATTGCAATATCATGTTTTAAATGGTATGGACTACCCGATACTGTTGATGAACGTTTCCTTGAGATGATTTTAGCAACAGAAGGAATGGCTATTTTTTTCAATGATGATGTAATGGGTAATTTAGCAACAAGAGTTATGATTGATGGTACTTGGGATATATATGATATACCTTGGTATAGGATTGCGTATGCTAACAACGGATACATGAGAGAATTAAACAATGACAATAGCGTGCTTATATATGACAATATGTTACATTCTAATGTAATGCCTATGTTAAGTATGTTTTGCCAAAAGTTAACAAATGTTGAGGTTACTAAAGATATTAATCTCAGAGCGCAGAAAACCCCTGTACTTATATTATGTGATGATGAAGAGCGTTTAAGTATGGAAAATCTGTATATGAAAGTTGATTGCGGTGTTCCTGTGATATACGGAACTAAAAAAATAATTCTTGACAATATAAAAGTATTTAAAACTGACGCTCCATATCTTGTTGATAAACTTCACAATGAAAAAATGAACATTTTGTATGAAGCTTTTAGTTTTTTGGGTATAGGCTCAATGGACTTTGAAAAGAAAGCAAACTTAGTGGTTGATGAAGTACAAATTTCTCAAGATGCAAATATTGCTCAGAGAACATCAAGACTAAAAGAAAGGCAGTTATGCGCTAAAAAAATCAATGACATGTTTTACAACGGAACTGAACAGATTTATGTTGAATTTAATAACGAAGCAGTCATTGAAGCTAAAAGATTAATGCAAGTTGTTGGAAATGAAGGTGAACGTGCAAGAATGTTTTTGAATAACATTGGAGAGGGTGAAATAAATGAGTGAATATACAATACAGACCAGACGTATATGTGAAATGTTTGCAGGGATGCAGGAGACAACGGGAGAATATGATATTGATACCGTTATAAACAAATCATGGAATTTAATTTTCACAGACTTCCCCATATGGAATGAGAGTTATAGATTTACTCTTTGTTCTAAAATTCTTAAGCATTATTGGATGCAAGAAATAGGACAAGAAACAGTAGCTTTGTGGAAGTTCTATATTAACAGAAAATTGAATGAAATCATGCCTTATTACAACGAATTGTATAAGACTATTATTAAAGACTTTTCGCCTAAATATCAGTATGAGAAAACAAGAACATTAAAAGATGTGAATAAGAGTAACATTAACAAAGACGGTACTACAAGCTTTAACAATACATCTAATGATACCAGAGATTATGAGGATAAGTTGTTACATAATGATACGCCACAGGGCGGTGTCACTGGTTTAGATACTCTTAAGTATTTAACAACTTATGATAAAAATTCACATGACGAAAAAATAAAAGGTACAACAAAGGGAAGTGGAAAAGCTAATGATAAAACTCAAATGGACGGAAACAGAGATGTTACGGAAAAAGAATATGGTTATTATAACGTAATTGAATTGCTTAACTACAATGTAAAAGCGCGAAATGCAGTAATAAATATAGACATGATGATTATAGACGAACTATCTAATTTATTCATGCTTATATATTAAAATTTAGTTGACTAAACAGGAGGTATAAAAAATGAAAGACTGGCATATTGATGAATTATGTGTAAGAGGATGTGTTAATACAATACTTCCACTGGTGTACATAGATTCTTTGACGCAGGAAGAATTACTGTACAAAATCATAGCTAAATTAAACGAAATCATCCCAGTGACTAATGATATTAATTCAAGAATCGTTGAGATAACAAAAGATTATCTTGATGAACTTTATAAGAGTGGTGATTTGGCTGAAATTATAAAGAATGGTATATCGTCACTTGACGAGGATATGAAAGCATTAAGCGCAAGATTAGATTGTAATTTGTACGGGCATATTGACTTGCGTAATGCAAATGTAGCATTAATCGGTGATAGTAACGCCGTGGCTTATGCTAATGGGGGCTATTTTAAGAAAGCATTTCCTAACGCTACGTTTAGAAGTTATGCCGTTAACGGTCAGTCATTCTACAGTGGGATTGTACCTCAGTTTAATAATTGCATGGCTGAGGGTAAACCCGATATACTTATCATTTGGATGGGGAACAATGATATATCAAGGTGGACGCAGGGAACTATTGGTTTTCCTAAATTTGGAAAATATGCTTTAACAGATTTTGATAGCGATACGGCATTCGATAATTTAAACAAAACACTTTATCATTTGCGCAATGAATATCCAGATGTAAAAGTAATGGGATTCATTAGAACAAAATCATTTCCATTAAGAAAGATGCGTTCCGCATGGTTCTGGACTATGATAAACAGAATATATCAGAAGTGGAATGTTCCTGTCTTTGATTTGGAGCTCATAGGAAATATCAATGAAAGTGTTGCAGGCTCAAAAGCATACTGGATGAAGGACGACAGACATTACAATGATAGGGCATTAAAAGTAATAAATAATAAATTGATAAGTGTAATACAATCTGGAATGAATATAAGTGCTGAGGTTGGTTGTGACAGGTGGTGGCTAGATACTACAGCAGAAGCAAATAGTGAAGAAGCATGGACTCTTGTTGCTCAACATCTTGAAATGTTTAATGATGACCCAAATACTGGAGTAGACGGTTCTTTTACTATATATTGCATAGGCAGAACTGATTGGCAAATGCAATGTGAAATACATACTAATAAAGGTTTATTGTATGGTATTGCATATTACTCAGGGAATAGACCTAGTGCCATATCAGTAACAAGAGAAGGTGTATTTACTCAGTCAAGACTAAGGCATTCTGTAGAGTTGACAAGTGGAAAAATAGTAGATTATAGAAGAACTGAATGTGATATACATATATACAGTGGTGATATTGAAAATGTAACGGATTTACCCGATGATTATGTTGCTTCTAGTGGTGGATGTATTATAAATGTATATCCCATGAGAAGTAGAGGTTCTGGTGCTACTTTGTTTAGATGTATACCGTATGGAAGTCCTTATCCCAGTTATTGGATGGGAAAACAATCAGGTGGTGCTGATATTGTCTGGACGCGTGTTGATGTAACGAAAGGATGATTTAATGAATACGTGTGTTAATAATATTTTACCTTTAGTGTATAACGACAGTATAACAGTTGAAGAACAAGTACAGAAGCTAACTGATTATATAAACACACATATTCGAGATTATGAAGAGCTTGAAAATAAATATCAAGCTCTTCTGGAGTATGTGAAAAAGTTAGAAGAATCTGGTTTTTTACAAGTACAAGCTAACTGGGATGAACAGAACATAAATAATCCCTCATATATACAAAACAAACCCTCTATTCCTTCAGAACAGGTGCAATCTAACTGGAATGAAACTGATACTGAAAGTAAAGCCTTTATTCAGAATAAGCCGTCAATTCCGGCTGAACAAGTGCAGGCTAACTGGAATGAAACAAATACTGAAAGTAAAGCCTTCATACGAAATAAACCTTCCATTCCAAAGAATCCAGTACAATCTAACTGGGATGAAAATGATTCTGAATCCCTTGCGTTCATCCAAAACAAGCCGTCAATTCCGGCTGAACAAGTGCAGTCTAACTGGAATGAAACTGATACTGAAAGTAAGGCCTTTATTCAGAACAAACCATCAATTCCGGCTGAACAAGTGCAATCTAACTGGAATGAAACTGATACTGAAAGTAAAGCCTTTATTCAGAATAAGCCGTCAATTCCGGCTGAACAAGTGCAGGCTAACTGGAATGAAACTGATACTGAAAGTAAATCTTATATATTAAATAAACCTATCATTCCACAACAGCCTGTGCAATCTGATTGGCTTGATACTAATCCAACATCACTTGCTTATATTAAAAATAAGCCAGAAACAGCTTTTTTTGAACAAGTTCAATCTGATTGGGATGAATTACGCTCGGATAGTAAATCGTTCATTCTAAACAAGCCAGATGTAATGCCAAATAATATTGCAGGAAATTTTAATGATTTACTACAAGCTAGTACTGGCTACTGGTTTATAGTTGATAAAACTTGTGCGAACTTACCGGAAATCGTGTCTACTGGTAATTTTAATGAGGTGTCAGTATATAAAAGCGGTAGCACATATTTATGTATTGCTAGAGGTGATGTAAGTAAATTTTTTGTAGGCTATGTTAATAAATTTGGTGAAACGTATTCTATTGAATGGCAAGATATGTCAGGTGTATCAAGTGTAGACTGGAATGGTATTATAAATAAACCTACTTCATATCCTTTCATAAAAACGATTAATGAAGGTGATATAAAAGATTTAGAGGGTGGGTATGGTTATATGATTGATTATACTAATCTTACTAAGATAACAGGAAGACCAGTAGAACATACTAATGGTTCAGCACTTGTTATAGTCAATCAATTTCAGACAGGACATAAGATGTTTTTTTATTATATGTTTGTACAACATTTAATAATGATAGGTACAAATAATAACAACGAAATTACATGGAATATGGCTATATGTGAAGATTATGATAAATATTTTAAAAAAAATGAAACATTTACTCCTTATGCACAAACATCATTTGCCGGATTTATAACTACAAGCAGAACATATATTACTTTTTCTATCCCACTTCCTAAATCAACTAAAAAAATAACTAATATTAATGCTGAATTATTAAAATCTCCTGCATTTGCTATTAGAAGTCAAGGTGTCTATTTATTTAATAATGGTGTTGTAGGTTCTGGTGGAGTAGTGAATAGAATAGAATGTAAAAAAAGCGGTGATTATATTGTAGTTGTACAAATTTTTTTAGATACCGCTGTTACAAATAGTGTTAATAACACGGCAATAATAGCTAATGGAGCGGTTAAATTAACATTTAGTTGACTAAATAAAGGGCGGTTAAAATACCGCCCTAGTTCCTATATCAAAATTTCTCATTACATTTTTAAAATCACTAGCGGTAAGATTATCTGAATAACATACTTTATCATTACGTAAACAATAATCTATATACATATCTCCTTTATTATTAATTAAATCAAGTTTGCTTGTTGTCATTATATCAGTGCTAAAATCTTGTGTAATCACTCTTTCTATTTTCCTATTTTTTGTGGAAGGATATATGAATACAAATATACCGCCTGTTTCTTTATCCATTAAAAGTTCTAATGCAAACTTAAACTTATCATATATCACACATATTTCATATATTTTCTTATATTCCTCTCTTTTCTTCTGTAGCTTAGGGCTTTCTTCCGTATCCCATTCACCGCTAACTATCTGTTTTGCGGCACTACCAAAAAACATATTATTGTCTATACCACTAGCATTCTTGCAGTATTCTACGGCAATATTTATTACTTTTCCACTAGATGTATGATGATGATAAATGTCTATAGTACCTATCTTTTGTTTAAGTACTCCCTCTAATGACCATTCTGTAAAATAAGGACATACTCTTGTAAGAGTGTTACCTATCATTATTACAGTTCCTTTTCTATGCCTGAATACTGTAGATGCAAACTGTTGTAATATCGTAGGTTCTCTATCCAAATAATAATTATCCGTAATAAACTCCTCGAATATTACGAAATCAACATTATCAAAAACAGTTGATTTATAATGTTCAGCCATGTTTAATGCACATGCAACTCCTATATCAAATACTTTGTTTGTATTCCCTTTTTCATCATACGTTGCGAAAAATATACTACCGTTTAAAACTTTTATACAATCATATTCCCCATTTGTTATTTTCTTAACATCCATATCATTAAAGTATGATTGCACAAATTTATTTTTTATGTCTTCCTTCCAACGACGAAGATACACGAACCGTTTATTATTCTTATATGCATTTTCAATAACTGTCTGTTTACTCTGATATGATTTACCATTTGCCCTCTGACCATATAATATTATATACTGAGATTTTGTAGATAATACATTGCTTATATCATAGTAACTTGCTTTTCCCATATCAATACATCTCCTTTAAATTTAGTTGACTAAAATACACCACGAAGACCGTTTAAAAATTCTTCTGGAATATTATCTGTTGTTATTTCCATGTAACTTATTACTTCTTTATAATCATCATTTATTGATAATTTATATCCGTCGTCTCTCATATTGACACCATACTTATAAGTGCTAACATAGCCGTCGGGGTATTTAATCTTAGGTTGATTATAAATATAAGTGTGATGCATCTTTTTAGTATGAGGACTGTCTTTGTCAAAATTAAAGCCGTCTTTAAAATTAGTTATATCATTTTCTAGGCATTCAACCGCCCCTTTATTAATACCGCTTACTGTTAAATGTAGCTTATTATCATCTATTCTCCTTTCTACGTACCTCTTAGCTCCTAAAGTACAAAACTCACTGCAATCCTTTTCTTTTTCGAATATACCTATCAAGTGTTTCTTTCCGTCTGGTGATTTAGGCTGAAAACGCTCGAAATCTATTCCCCTTTCCTGTGAAACCTTCTTTAACTTTTCAACAACTTTTTTGTTATAGAAAGTAAAATCATTTTCTCCCAAAGCAAATAATGAGTCCGTATCTGAGTACAAACTATTATTATCCACATGTTCTATACATTCCGCCAAATTACGCCTCGAGCATGAAGTTACCCATATTCCCCATGAGTACGAGAGGAAATACCTTTTCTCTCTGGGATTATAAGAACGTAAATCTTTCAACCTCTTATCTACAATTTCTTCTGTTAACATTTCAGTTTTCCATTCATCACCAACAAGATACACACTACTCTGTATTATAGCAGTGACCATCATCCCAAACAAAGAATTTATATATTGTTTACTCTGCATATATATATCTTCCTTCCCTTCCACATCTTTTAATGATGTTTTGTTTCCATACAAGTCAAGTATGTAATTGACAAACTTTAAAGGCAAATAGTCTTTCTTTGATTTATATACAAATTCAACCTCTAACTTAACCCATTTGTAGTTATTTTTTATAGTTATAAAATCCTGTTCAGTTATCAGTATAGTTATTTTATCTGCTGATATTAACCTTCCATTATCATATCTATGATTTACATATGATTCTGCCGATATTTTACTTGCCTGTATATATGTATTACAAGCCGTTGACCTAATATTATAGAAAGTCAATTTTAATATATAAGCCCACTCACCAAATGTACTCATATCTGGCACTTTATCCGTGAATACATATGTCCATTTAGACATAGGAAATTTTTCACTAACCATAACATATGGATATGAACTTGCAAAGTCATAGTGTTCTATGTATGTGTCAGTTATGGGAAATCCCGAGTACATTCTATTTGCGTGTGTATACCCACCGGCAAATAAAAGTTGTAACATTCTGTACTCATTGCAATTTTCCGGAACTAGCTTTTTTATGAATTTAACATACTCAGGGTCTGACATTAATAACTCTTTAACTTCTCGTCTAACTGTTCCTGTTTGTGTCAATGGTATGTTATATAAAGTTCCGTATCTATTTTTGTATTCTAGTATTCCATAATACATAATAAGCACATCATATTCAGAGTACCCTAATTCTTTATTAGACATAGGTGTTAATGGTGTTCTCATGATATTGTAATCAAGGTCTCCAACTTTTTTTGCTATTCCTATAGAATCTCCCCATGATGCTAGTGACAGTCTTGTTAGAAAATATGTACATCTAAATTCTATATTTTTATAACCTTTAGGTGTACATTTCATCACTTTGTGAGCACTTCTTGCAAATATAGATTCCCATTCAAATAAATTACTAAGAAAACAGAACTCATAACTTAAATTGTGAACCCATATTATTACATTCATTTCTGTAGGAATATCATTTAATACATTAATAAAATCTCTCAATTCTCTACCATAGTACACTATATCATTAAAACTAAATTGCCATATATAACATAATGATACGGGAGTAAGACTATTCCAGTATTCCGAACTCCTACCCTTATAGTATTGTATAACATTTCCGTTTTCATCAATAAAAGAAGATGTTACTTCTATGTCAAAACAAAATATGTCATTGCAAAAAATTTTATTCTTTGCTTTGTTATGGTGACTTCTCTTTTTTGTTATATCATAATTAGCATGTTTTAACTGACTAGTGTATTTTATCATTATTGTAGTGCCTCATATGCTTTTCTCAACAGTTGTTCTGCTGTTAAGCCACTTCCTTTATTAGAATTGTACACGTCCATTAAAATTGACCCGAAATTCTTTCTATGCTTTTCATCTGTCTGTGAATATAACTCTGTAATATTTGATGAACCGTATATACTTACAATTTTACTTCCCATTGCTCCTAGTACATTTGATAAGTCAATGTATTCTTCTCTACTAAGTGTGCTACCAGTGGTTTTTTTGAATTTGTTGTAATTATTACTTATCTTTGACTCATAACTTTCACTGCCCTGTGGTGTGTAAATGTCCATTTGAAGAAATGACCTAAGTTCAAATGCCTGTTTAAGTAATTCTTGCTTTCTCTTTCCTTTTATTCCTAAAGGTAATTCACCCCCTTTATAACCAAAGTATGGCTTATCTGGTGTTACACCGCCAAGTTCTTTTAAATAATTTATCCTTTGTTCAAGCACTTCCTCAGTGTTCATTCCACCAGATTCTACAGCCTCTCGATAGCTATATATTCTAAAGTTGACAACTTTGGTGGCTTCTCTTATGTAATTTCGTAAATCTCTAACAGTTGCCTTGTTAGTAGGTATGTAACTATTAACGTTCATATCATTTCCTTTCCATGTTTCACGTGAAACATTTAGTTGACTAAATTAATAAAAGGACGGGAATAAATCCCGCCCTCTTACCGCTTAAATTTCAAATTTGCTGACGTCTAACATACAATCCACAAATTCACGTCCGGCCTTTGATTTCCCAGAAGTCTTGATAATCGGTAATGTTTCAACCTCAAGAGTTGTGTACATGTCAATTAGCGATTTTCTGAAAGTACTGGACTGACATGTGTATACCTCGTTGTCTGGTGTTAATACAGAAAGCAATTCTGTTGCATCATCCTTATCATCATCAGAGAATATACAATATCCGCTGACTGTGATAGGAGTGCCATCCGGCACATCCTTCACACTTATTGAATTGTTACCCATTGTCAGCAAGTATGTTTCCAGTTTATTAAAGTCTCTGCTTTTTTCTTTGATTTCAATCATTTTCTCTTCTCCTTTTTTTTAATTATTTCACCATGCCAGCTTCAATGTAAAGGTAGTCTAAAACCTTATTTTCAAATGCTGTGAGTTTCTTTCCGGAATTAATCTTCTTTTCAAGAACTGACAAGATATCATTCCTAAGATTTTCGAGTTTTTCACTGCATTCAATCTCTGCTTCTTTGGGCTCTACCTCTACAACCTTATGTTCTTCTGTAGCCTGTGGTTCTTCTGCTTCTTTGGGCTCTACCTCTACAACCTTAGAACCTTCTGTCGCCTGTGGTTCTTCTGCTTCTTCACTGTCAAAGTTCATTTCTTTGTAATGTCTTACAATGTCTTTAAACTCCCTGTCACTCATTAAGAGATAAACAAGTGTACCTTCAACTATATTATGAAATGCAACAGTAAATTCAAAATACTGTTCTTCTGATAATGTAGAAAGCATATAAGCCTTACCTATACTTAAACAAGTATTCTTATAGTCAAACCACAATTCAGACAATGAATGAAATTCTCTGCACCCGTCTACTGTTACACATACAGTATCATCTGAATGAGAATCCACAAAATGAACCGCATTCACGTAATTACTGATACTTGAGGGTGAGAGGTTGATGTATTTGGCAAACTCTTTCTGATTGCTGAAATCATCACTGAACATCTTATTGTCGATTATCACTGTTACAGCTCTGGCATACTCCCACATAGAGCTAGAAACGGTATTGACAACATTAAGCATAGTATTGAGCTCTCTTTTAAGGTCGTTGTTTCTTAATTCGTTAATTCCTGTTACTGTTAACATATTCTTTTCTGACATTTTTTTATTCTCCTTTTTTTTGGGTAGTAGTCAATATTCTAAATTTTTCAAGGTGCACCCCTAAAGGGTTTAGACAATCATAGGCATCACTCCTTTCAAGCCTACTTATATTTTTTAATTAGCGACAACATCAGAGAACAGCTTGCCTCATCAGTATGCAAGTTGCTGTCTTGCATAGACAGCCCGTAGGCTGTTTCGGCTATTTCTTACTTTCACCATAGATATAAAATGCATCTCCAGATTCGTATACAAATCTTGGCGACAGTCCAGTATTAGTGTAAACCTGTTGAATTGCATCTGATAAACAATCCGCCATATATGTGATTAGATACACCATATCTTTCATTTCAGTAGCTGAGCGCATTCTATTTTCGTCAACTAATACCATGTACTGAGAGTTATTTTCCGGTATCGCTGATGTGATTTTCACATATACAGCCAGATTAACCTTCACATCTCTATTTGCTTTAATCATTGACTCTATGGATTCGTAGAGGTCGAATAAGTCGTCTACTGACGATACAATCATATTATTGCATGTCAACAAAAACTTGTTATACATTTAATGATACCTCCTATATAATCTCATTCCCTCATTACTAATATAAAATTCATTTCTATCATCCGGCATTTTATTTATTAGATTTCTTAATACCTTTGTTTTGACAATACAATGCTTAACACATGGTAAACCAAATAAAATATAATATGTGTTCATCATATAGTCGGTTCTCTTATACACAATTAGAGATTTACCTTCATACGACATATGTCTAACTGTATTAAGTAATTCATCTTCATCATTAAATGCCGCATATATAGGATTAGCTACATCATTACCTATTGCTTCGATTATGTATTTAAAAATATTATCACTCCTTTCTGGCTACTCATATTTTTAATTAGCGCAACATCAGAGAACAGCTTGCCTCATCAGTATGCAAGTTGCTGTCTTGCATAGACAGCCCGTAGGCTGTTTCGGCTATTGAAATCTAGAATGGAAGGTCATTTTTCATAAACAGGCATCATTCCTTTTTCAGTTAATCTATACGGGTATACACAGTCTTTAAGAACTGACCTGATGCACTCTTCAAATGCATCTATTGAAAACATATGAATCATATGCTCTGCAATACAAAATGCAAGACAATATCTGTCACAACAAAGCGCTGATTGTACATATACACAAAAGCCAACTTTCATGAAAGCCAACTCTTTCATAGAACCATACAGTGTATATGTGCTATTAGAAGTAGCAATAATCTTATCATCTTCAAAATCTGTTATTATGTAATTAAAATTCATATAAATCCTCCTTTAAGCTTACTCATATTTTTAATTAGCGACAACATCAGAGAACAGCTTGCCTCATCAGTATGCAAGTTGCTGTCTTGCATAGACAGCCCGTAGGCTGTTTCGGCTATTTAGTTGACTAAACCATCCACCGGAAATAGTCAACCATATCGCTACCGAATCTTTCTTCAATCCTTAATGAAACTTTTTCAACCAGACCAAAGTACTTATTATCGCATACATAGCTAGAATCCTGTACATCTTTCATAAAATGCACTATATGTGATATAGCTTTTAATGCTATAGTGCTATTTTCATTTTCAATATCCGTACACAAATCACGTACAATAGTGTCAATGTAGAAATCCGGTTCTTCTATAAAATCGAGATTGAATGAATATCTAAGCGTACTCATAAAATCCCTAGAAATATTTACATACTCTAAAATAAAGAATATCTTTGAGCATGGTGCATATGCATCATGTAAAATTTCACGTACTTCATAATGCATGGCCGCCGCTATGTCATCCATGTTAACGTCTTTCAAATATTCAATTTTTGCCATTGTATTAAATACCTCCTTTAGTTGACTAAATGTATTTCTTATCTTTTATGATTATAGTATACAATAATAATATTAATATTGCATCACCATTCTATTAATTTTAA